ACCGGATGGCCGCGCCCCCCAAAAAAGAAACTGGCCCCACGCACTAATTTTTGTCGACCAATCATATCTCTTCCTGGAAGGTTAGATATTTGTTTTTGTCTCTATATACTTCCTCCGCAAGTTTGGGCCCTGTCCAACATGTGGGATCCACTTTTGAATGAGTTCCCCGATTCTGTTCACGGATTTCGTTGTATGCTAGCTATCAAATATTTGCAGGCCGTCGAGGAAACGTACGAGCCCAATACTTTGGGCCACGATTTAATTAGGGATCTGATCTCTGTCGTTAGGGCTCGAGATTATGTCGAAGCGACCCGGCGATATAATCATTTCCACGCCCGTCTCGAAGGTTCGTCGAAGGCTGAACTTCGACAGCCCATACAGCAGCCGTGCTGTTGTCCCCATTGCCCCAGGCACAAACAGGCGTCGATCATGGACTTACCGCCCCATGTATCGAAAGCCTCGGATGTACAGAATGTTCAGAAGTCCTGATGTTCCTCGTGGTTGCGAGGGCCCTTGTAAGGTTCAGTCGTATGAGCAGAGGGATGATGTTAAGCACACTGGTATCGTTCGTTGCGTTAGTGATGTCACACGTGGTTCTGGTATTACTCATCGTGTCGGAAAAAGATTTTGTATTAAATCGATATATGTTCTTGGAAAGGTCTGGATGGATGAAAATATTAAGAAGCAGAATCATACTAATCAGGTTATGTTCTTTTTAGTTCGTGATAGACGTCCCTATGGGAATAGCCCGATGGATTTTGGTCAGGTTTTTAATATGTTCGATAATGAGCCCAGTACTGCTACTGTGAAGAATGATTTGCGTGACAGATATCAAGTCTTGAGGAAATTTCATGCTACTGTGATAGGTGGACCCTCGGGCATGAAAGAGCAGGCTTTAGTTAAGAGATTTTTTAGGGTTAACACTCATGTTGTTTACAATCACCAGGAAGCAGCAAAATACGAGAATCATACGGAGAACGCTTTGTTGTTGTATATGGCATGTACTCATGCTTCTAATCCTGTGTATGCAACATTGAAGATACGCATCTATTTTTATGATGCTGTTACTAATTAATAAATATTGAATTTTATTTCATGATTTTCCGTAACGGAAATTGTGTTTACAAGTACGTTATATAATACATGATCAACTGCTCTAATTACATTATTAATTGAAATTACTTCTAAATGCTTCAGATGCTTGAGAACTTGGAATTTAAAGACCCTTAAGAAAAGACCAGTCTGAGGCCGTAAGGTCGTCCAGACTTTGAAGTTGAGAAAACATTTGTGAATCCCCAGTGCCCTCCTGAGGTTGTGATTGAACCGTATCTGTAATGTGATGATGTCCTGGTTCATGTTGAATGGCCTGATGTCGTGTCTTGTTATCGTGAAATATAGGGGATTGTTTATCTCCGAGATAAACACGCCATTCTTTGCTTGATGAGCAGTGATGGGTTCCCCTGTGCGTGAATCCATGGTTGATGCAGTCGATGTGGAGGTAGTATGAACAGCCGCAGTCTAGGTCTACTCGTTTACGTCTCACTGCTTTCTTCTTGGCCGCTCTGTGTTGTACTTTGATTGGTACCTGTGAACAATGGGTTGTCGATGGTGACGAAGATCGCATTTTTAATAGCCCAGGCTCTTAGTGCTGCGTTTTTTTCCTCGTCGAGATATTCTTTATATGAGGATGTTGGCCCTGGATTGCATAGAAAGATTGTGGGAATCCCGCCTTTAATTTGGATTGGTTTCCCGTACTTTGTGTTGCTTTGCCAGTCTCGTTGGGCACCCATAAATTCCTTGAAGTGCTTTAGATAGTGCGGGTCTACGTCATCAATGACGTTGTACCACGCATCGTTGCTGTAGACCTTTGGGCTTAGGTCAAGGTGTCCACATAAGTAGTTATGTGGGCCTAGAGAACGGGCCCATATGGTCTTCCCGGTCCGGCTTTCTCCCTCAATGACAATACTGTTGGGCCTCCAGGGCCGCGCAGCGGAAGGCATGACGTTCTCAGAAACCCATGTCTCAAGTTCCTCCGGAACTTGATCGAAAGAAGAAGAAGAAAAAGGAGAAATATAAGGAGCCGGAGGCTCTTCAAAAATCCTATCTAAATTATTATTTAAATTATGAAATTGTAAAATAAAATCTTTAGGGGCTAATTCCCTTATTACATTAAGAGCCGCCGGCTTACTTCCTGCGTTAAGTGCTTTTGCGTAAGCGTCGTTGGCTGATTGCTGCCCGCCCCTTGCAGATCGTCCGTCGATCTGGAATTCTCCCCATTCGAGTGTATCGCCGTCCTTGTCGATGTAGGACTTGACGTCGGAGCTGGATTTAGCTCCCTGAATGTTCGGATGGAAATGTGCTGACCTGGTTGGGGATACGAGGTCGAAGAATCTCTGATTTTGGCAGTTGAATTTTCCTTCGAACTGCAGAAGCACATGTAAATGAGGTTCGCCATCTTCGTGCAACTCTCTGCAGATTTTAATGTATTTTTTATTTGTTGGGGTTTGGAGTTTAAGTAGTTGTTCGAGGGCTTCGTCTTTGGTTAGAGAACATTTTGGGAAAGTAAGGAAATAATTTTTGGAATTAACTCTAAAACGCTTTGGAGGAGCCATTTGGTCAACTAGCACCGATTGACTGCCTCAGCTCTCTATCCCGAGCAATTGGGGTTTGGGGTCTTATTTATAGTGTAGCCCCAAATGGCATTTTGGGAATTTAGTAAAGTTCCTTCCTCGTTAATTCGAAATTCAAATTTCGAATTCCCCTAGCGGCCATCCGTATAATATT